TTAGACGAGAAATCGGTTTAATTTCTGCAATTTCTAAAACAACAGGTAAAAGAACTATTTGTGCTTGCGTAGAAGGTGGAGTTCTTGATGATTTTGGATATGTAAAAGAAGATTTTCTTATTGTTGATAGTGTACATTTGATTTATAAATGTTTTCATGCAATAGGTCAAGAAGTCCCATCGTTTGAAGAACTGCGTGAAATGATTAAAGATGATAAACCAACATGGGATATATATGAAAAGGGAATTACGTGTTGTGTAAATCAATGTGAAAAAGAATCTACGACTAATAAAGTAAAAAAATATAAACCAAAATCATTGGCAGAACTATCAGCTTTTATTGCTGCTATTAGACCAGGGTTTGCATCGCTTCTTAACAAATTCCTTAGTAGAGAAGAATATACTACAGGAGAATCTAAAATTGATGATCTTTTAAATGATACTGCTCATTTTATGCTATATCAAGAGTCTATTATGAAGATTTTATCTTTTCTTGGTATGAAGATGGGGAATACATATGGAGTAATTAAATCTATCTCAAAAAAGAAATTAAAAGGGGAAAAGAAGGAACATCTTCTTGATGAACTTAAAATTGATTGGGATAAAGAATTTCACAATCTGAACAATTTTATGAATGTATGGAATGTAATCGAGGATTCATCCAGGTATGCCTTTAATTCTCCACATGCCTATTCAATGGGGGGTGATAGCGCATATATTGCATGGTTTAAAGCACATTATACATCTGTTTTTTATGAAACTGCAATTAATCATTATCAAGGTAAAGGTAAGAAAGATAAGATTAATGCATTAATTAAAGAAGCTATTAAATTTTTTGATTATAAGATGGGTGATTATGAATTTGGTAAAGATAACAGAACTGTTACATTAGATGTAGAATCTAAGATTATTTATCCAAATTTGTCTAGTGTAAAAGGATTTGGAGAAGGTGTAACTAATAGCTTATACGAAGTAGGACAAGATGAATATAATTCATTTATTGATGTCTTAACTGCTTTATTGAGTGTGTCTATCAGTAAAACCATTATCGAGAAACTTATCAAAATCAATTATTTTAAGAAATATGGTGATATTAATACATTATTAAAAACACTCAAATACTATGATGTAATCTATGGTGCAAAAACTATGAGTAAAGATAAAGCAATTAAAAATAATATACCTTTCGAGCTATTAGCAAAATACGGGCATGAAACAAAATCACAATTTAATAAATTGGATTCTCAAAAACTTTTACAAGAATTAATATCCATGATTCCATACAATAAATTAACGTTGAAAGAACGATT